ACCCAATCTTACAAAAAAACACCTCATTTTTTATTCAACTAAACAACCCTTACCTTCTCTTTAATTGCTTTTTTTTATAGATGCGGATTTAAGGATTTATAAAATATAGCGGAGATTCATTGATATTAGTTTCGTTTATTTTCATATTCAAGTAGTTTGGTATAGTATAATTTTGTAAAGTCATCAGGAATTACCCTGTTTTCTCCTTCAACATAACAATATCCCCATGGTGTTTCTTTTTGATGTAATAAATTAATCATATCTGAATCGCTATAATTAATATACCTTCTCCATACAGAACTTGCAATATCCTTTACATTTTCATCTTCTAATATGGGTGCTAAAAACTCCAACCCATCAACTAATATTACAGACGGCTCTGTTATCGGTTCTGTTTTAAAATGTTTGAATGAATGATAAATTGAGGGAATAACGGGACCAAGTTTCCATGCCTCAACAACGTCAAAACGACTGTCTAATGCTGTTCTATTATGTATAGCAAGTGTAAATCCTTGTGTGATGTAAACCCTTTTTATCAGCCCAATTAATCGTAACTCTTTTCCATTCATTTGAGCCAAATCAACAAAAAAATTTGCTATTGCCGTTGCGTTTGTCTTCATTTTTAAGAAATTTATTTTTTTCATAACGTAATACTAAATGAAAATATTACTTTTCCGGCAAAGATACAACTTTTATTTCATCGCCTAAACATTGAACATGACAAATTATATGTTTTACTCCCATTTTGCGACACCATCCAAACGCCATGACGGTCAAGGTTAATGGATTGTACTGATTTATTTTCTTTAAGCGCCCGAATCATCTTATTTCCCATCCTGTCGAAGTTGAGTTGCAAGTTCTTTACACTTTCGTCATCATATTCGCCCGATGTCGCCGTTTTAACGTGTTCCGCCATCATAGCGTTCCAATCGGGATAGACTATTGAATGGCGTGGCATATCCACCAAAGTAGGCATATTCGGCGTTTTAAATACGTGTCCTGTCGGTGTTTGTATGTACTCGTGCTGTCCGCCTTCGCCTACTATGGCATATCCGCCTTTGTGGTCGTCAGTTCCTTTTGAAAAAGACGGTATTTTTTGGCTTGCAATAATTGCTGTCTGTGCCGCTCCTAATGCTGCAACCATTGCTACAAATGGTATTGCTGCGGGATATGGAATACTTATTGACATTATAGAGCGTGCAGTATTAATGATAGTCTCTACAATAGCCTGTGCCTTTTGCCATTTCGCCTGTTTAATTTGTTCTTGTCGCTTTTTTGCCTCTATTGCATCTTTTTCAGCCTGTAATTTCTTTTCTTGTTCCATTGCCCGCTGTTCAATAGCCTCTTTTTCCATTGCATAACGTTCTTCCGACATCGCCTTTTCGTCTAACGCCCTCAGTTCCTGTTCTTTTCGTTCATCGTTCTTTTGCATAAGGTCGTCAAGGTTGGAAATCTGCTCGTCCAAAACGGTGATGTTGTTCTGCGCAGAGGTGTTTATAGCCTCAAAAATTGTGTCAAGCGTCTGCTTAGCAAGTTCTTTTATCTTTTCCCACTTCTTTTTTTCAAGTTCAATTTCTTTCTTTGTGCGCTTTTCGTTTTCTGAAATAATCTGCTCATTGGTCTGTTTCAACGCAGCCAAACGCAATTCCTGTATCTTCTTTTCGATTTTCAGTTTTTCGTCTTCGCTCATCTCGGTATTATCAACCAAATCTTGCAAATGAGATATTTCGCTTTCTAAGATTGCTGCCTGTGATTCACGAATGATACGCTGTTTTTCTTTTTCGTATTCTTCCTGTTTTATTTCGCCTGCGGCAAATTGTTCTGACAGTTTCACCAATTCGCCCGATGTTCTTTCTTCCGCTAACCGAATCCGTGCCGCTTGGTAGTCTTGCGCCTGTTCTAACTGTTTTCTGAATGTGTCTTCTTGTATCTTCGTCCAATTATCCGCTTCTTCCTGTTGCAGTTTTTTAATGTCAATGTTGTATTTTTTAGCGAGTGACAATAGTTGGTCGTTAAGGGCTTGTCGTGCTTTCGGAGTTAGCGTATTTTCTTCTTTCAACTGTCTTTCAATCTCTTTTTTCCGCTTGTCATACTCATGCATCAGTTGCAAATGCTGCTGATTAAATTTGTCCTGCTCCAATGCTATTTCTAACTTTGTGCGATCCTCAATTGCTTTAAGTTCTATTGCCTGTCTTCTTTTCATTAATTCAACTAATACATTATCTGTATTTTTTGACGCTTCAATAATTTTAAATCCGTTTTCTTCCGCTATTTTCCTCGCTTTTTCAGATGAATCAATGCTTATTTGTAAGAACTTGTCAATTTTAGATTCGTATGCAGAAGTAATGGCATCTCCTATATTTTTAATAACATCTTCCATGTCTCCATAAAATTCCATCATGCTTGCTGGAACATCTTTTAAATCATTTCCTTTAGAATCCGTAAATGAAATTTTAAAGTCTGCATCAGGAATATCTTTAATCATATTTTTGTATTCCTCAATAGACAATTCCATTGCTGCCTGTGCCAATGATTTTTCTTTAAGCATTTGAATATAGGCATCTTTTTTATCTATAAACCACTGTTCCAATGCTTTTACATCTTCTAATTTTCCAGCAGTATTTCCTATTGTTTCATTATATTCTTTTAATATTGACTCCTGTTCTTTTATGCTTCCTGATAGCGATTGGAATTTTTTGTGTAATAATTCAACACTTAACACTTCCTTTGCATATAAGTCTATTGATTTTTCAGCCAATTTATTCATTTTGTCTTGTTTATCAGAAACTTCTGATGATGATTTTGAAAATAATGCAAAAGCACCAATGACAGCGCCTATTCCCATTGCAATTAACGCATACGGATGAATAGATGCAACAAAATTAAAAGCCTTTTGCGCTGCAACCGCTTTCCATGTTCCAGCAACTTGTAATGTTTCTGCTTTTACTCTTAATCCTGTTTGAAATGCTATTATCTGTTGAATAATACCACTTTCTTTTCCGACAAGATTATAAACCTGGGTAGCGGCAGTAAGAAGTGCGATTGTCTTTTGTAATTTCGTCATAATATTATATAGCCTTGTTCCTTCTTCTGCAAATCCACCAGCATCTTTTAATGATAGGAATGCAACATTTAGGGCGGTTAGCGAATTTCTAAGCATATCAACATATGCCGTATTTGATGCAAGCAATCTCGTTTCCCGCTGAACATTCCTTAACGCCCTGTTATATTCTGTTGCCTGTTTAGCCAAATTTCGATATTCTTCGGTATTATCCTGTCCTGCCATCTTTAATATTGACATCTCATTTACCAACTGCGTTACAACGGTACGTGTTCTTACCATTGCCCCTTCATAATCGCCAACATTCCTTTGGTGAATCCCCATTTCTGCGTCATTTTCTTTCAACGACTGATTGAGTGCGTTTATCATATCGCTCAATTCCTTTTTACTTTGAATTTCTGAATCTGCGAGATTTTTCACTTCATGTATAAGTTGTTTCATCGCTGCTGCACGTGTTCTATATGATGATTCTTCAGCACCGTATAGTTGTTGCATTTCTTTCATCTCTTTTTTTGCCTCCCTTAACTTTTCTGAATATTTTAACTGTAATGCAATGTTTTCAGAAAATGTTTTTTTCTGTTCAGAATAAGCAACAGACATTTCAGCGCCTTCTTTTTTCATCAAGCGCATAGTTTCTGAAAGTTTTTTGTTTTGTTCTTTTGCTTCGTTTATCATTCTTGAATATCCTGCCATACTCATTTCAAGATTTTTAATTCCTCCTGCATACTGACGTGCCGTGTTAATTGCCTGGTCAATTAATGCCTGATTGTCCTTAAATGATTTTGTAACCCTATTTTGAGCGTCTGAAAACTTTTGAGCCGTAGCCGATGACAATTCCCTTGCCTTATTCAAAGCGTCAGAAGCCTGATTTTGCTGCTGCATCGCCTTTGTGAGTTCGGTTACGCTCTTTGCACCCTGCAAACTCTTTCCTATATCTTCAAAACTCTTAACAAAGTTCCTTATTACACTATCCGTCTCCTGCAATTCTTTTCGTAAGTTAATAACCTGCTGTATCGCTTCCTTGCTTACTATCTCATCTATTGATTCGCTTTTCATTTTTCTTTCTTTTTAAATGGGTTAAATAATTTTTCACATGCACGGCAAAGCCATACACCGTTATTGTTTCGGGAATTTCATACTTCACATGCTCGCACATTACCCTGTGCAACTCTTCAAAGTAATCAGCGTTCTCATCGCCTTTTGGTTTCGTCTTTTCAAGTTCTTTCATTTCCGTATCTAATTGAACAGTAAGACGTTTGTATAATGCAATACATTCCTCTAAGTTTTTCCCACGTGATATTTTCTTTATTTCTTCCAAATCGTCTCGTGTTATTCGGGAAAGACTAAATAATGCCGCCAATCGTTCAACTTTGTTTTTGAGCAAATATACCTTTCTGTATTGTTCAGTCAGAAATGCGCTGCTGCTATCGCCAACGATTTCAAAGTATTGTTCATTTAGCCCATTTAACGCTATTTTTAACTCGTTTTCCGTTGGATGACCTGATATAACCAACGCCGATAAATCTCCACGCTGTGCTTGTTTAAATGCCCCAAGCGGACACTTTTCAATACGGGAAAAATAACTCGATTGCTCCCTCGATGTTTCCTTTTTCGATTCTGTAATAATCGCCCTCTTGGATGAGAGATACAATTGTTTTTTGTTTTTGCGCATACTTTTTCGCTTTTATTTTATTGTCGTTTAAATATTTAGCCCTTTCTTTTAAATCCTGTGGACATCTGCTTTTCATAATTTACCTTTAATATGCCTGACAATGGCAGGTTGTAAGTTTTCGTTCCAATATTTTACTTTATTTTCTTCATTTAATCCAAATATGTCTTCTCCGTATTTATCTATTAAATCATTAGTCTTTTCATCAGTACTCGATATTTCAAATCTATCTACAAATGTTTTTACTTCAAATCCTCTATAAAATTCCCCTGTTAGTCTTAAATCGGGTATTCCATAAGGAGGTCTTGTATTCATTGATTGTTTTGCTCGTGCATATTTATGAGTTCTATATGAAGGGGAAATTTGGTATCCCGTTTTTTCATTACCGTCCATCAGTTGTTCCTTATTTAGCAATGCAATAACATTCCCTGTTTCATCAATAGCATTTTTAATTGCATGCGGCATGGTGTCTATTGCATCCGTTAATCGCCTTACATATTCCGCTACCGTCATATTTGAAAAAGGGGTGTTTCCACCCCTAAACGAAAGTATTACAAAAACAGTTATTCTGTTTCTTCGGGATTTTTTTTACCCGTTAAAACATAATAAATACTTTTCAGTTTCTCTTTACGCTTTGATTCTTCCAAGTCCTGAAAGTAAATTGGAAAAATATGATTGACAAACTCTTTTTCTGAAATAGATTTTGCCCATTCCTTATTGTAAAATACGTCATCTATTATCATAATCGTAAAGTATTTGATTCATAGCCAATGATTCCTTTTGCTTTCAATGCAGAAATGGAAGCCATTCTAACGGTAGCAGCCGTTCCTGTAAAGTTGAGCGTAATTGAATTGTCCGCTGCGTTGATTGTAGCCGTTGAAACAGTTAAAGGCGTTCCTGTCGATGATTGTATAACCCAACATGCAGGGTCTATAATCTCAATAGAGTACAATTCTGCCAAGTTTTCACCTCCACATGCCACCTTCGCATATAAAGTAACACTCGTTGTTGTCGATGCTTTTTTCGTCAATTTTACATCAACGATACCTTCAAATAACGATGTATCCATTCCTTCAACGGAAACAGGCTCAATAGTGCGTGTAAATTCGTTTCTATCACCGAAATTCATCACTACTTGGGTAACAGATTCATTTTGCCCATCCCCGATAGGATTGGCGTTTACTGATACCGATTTTGGTTTGATAGCGCCGAGCAATCCGTCATCTATCATTTTACCTGCCAATTTACCGTCTTTGGCAATGAGAATGACACCGCCACCCCATTCGTTAAATTTCAATGTACCACGAGCAGCACACATCTTATAAGGAATAGAGAACGTATAAGCAGATGTACCGCTGTCAAGCCTGCGTGTCCACCCTGCGCCAAGTGTTGCCTCTGTCGGGTCGGCTGAGTTGTTATCTATCTGCCAAACATTCATAACAGGATACCACCGTTGAGCGGGGTTGTCATCTACTAACTTTTGTAATATATATTCCATGACATCTGTATTGTCAGGAATCTTAGCGTCTAATGGGGTCATAAAAGCCCCTATCGGAATAAATGAAAATTGGTCGCATTTTCCTGTACCGGTATTCCCGCCGGCTGTTGCACAAGTTGCCATAATTTATTTATTTTTAACATTTTGGATATTTTAACTTAAAATTTAATCTGAAACAATGTAGTGGGTTCATATCACGGTATTTTATTTGACTAATGTCAAATTCTGCAAATACAGATTTAATACCCGTTATAACAGAAATCATATCAAATGAAAACTGTCTTAGGTCGCACAACTCAATGACATTTATTCTTACTTCCTCATCTGCACGATGGGTGATGTTCGGTTTCAATTTTTGCACGTTTACGCAAAAGATTAAGGCTACATCGGCTTCTCTTTGCTGCATCAACTCTTTCTGAACATCGCCAACTATGAAAAAACTCAAGGCGTGTGTTTTGTCATTAAATAGTACTTCTTTGTAATCCTTACCATTATACACTTCCGGTATGTAACCGCCTTTTTTCGTCTGATTCTTATAAGCACGTCCATAACTTTCATACTCCGATGTTTTCCATGTTTCACATAGTTTCCTATGCAAAAAACGTTGAAAATTTTGTATCGGAATATCTATTCCTATTGGATTTTCTTTCAGGAAAAGCATGGCGTTACAATTCTTGAAGTTGGTCTTGGTAATAAGTTCTTTTTTAACCGTTTTATTTCTCTACTTAACTGATTTTTTAGCCCTGTCGTGTATGGAAATTCCGGTGTTGGATACGCTGTATTAAGGTCATTATAAAGTATTCCGCCTGCCTCTTTTGCAATTCTTTCGTTGCTGTTTGAACGATCTGAGTTAAGTATTAATTCAACTACCGTTGCCGCTACTTGCAATCCTATTGCAGTATCAAAAAGCGATGCGTTGTTCTTTATAATCTCCGTAAAATCACGATACGCACAAAATTCAATATTCAGCCCATACGTGTTTGTTGTTTCTCTTATAGTATTGATGTCGGAATATTCAAAGGGAACGTAACCTAATATGTTTGTCTGTAAAAAAAACGAATTTCTAAATTCCAAAGGAGTTAAATTATCTGCTTCGTAACCGAAATAGAAAAAACCGCCCTTGTAACTTTCAGTAGAATATTGCAGTATTAAGTCGTCAATAGGAATAATTGTTTGCTTTTTTTCTTCGCAATGTACAATTTTTTCCCATATTGTTCCAATTTTTGAATGACAACAAAATAATTTAATATCAGTATCATTGTCGAAAAATAACATAACTGACTTTATAACAATAATATATGTATTATCTTCGGGCGATTTCAACTTATATCCTACTGTTTTTCCGCTATATTCTTTTGTTTCAGGCACATCTTCGGTTCTATTGTCAATAATAAAACTTTGTTCTAAAAGTTCGTCTTCGTTGAATATTCCGCTAAGACAAGCAAGAATAGCATCGTTTTGTAAGTCTTTCAGATATTCATTAAATTCTTCTGAATCGGCGTTCTCATCTTCAATACAATATAAAATGTTTTTCAATGTTACAATTTTATGGAATGATTGAAAATTCCTGCCGGAAAGGGACTTTATATTATCTGCCGACAAATCATATTTGAACGAGTTTGGTTGTTTCTTCCACCCAACCCGTCCAAATAATGCCTTTTTTGCTTCTTCTGCGTTATACATTTGCTACTGCAAAAACTACGGTTTCATCTGTATTTGACAAAGGAGCAATGTTAGCGGAAATATCTACGGACACTTCAAACTGAATTTTAACGTCCTGTGTATTTCCGTTATTTGCTGCTGTGTTGGCACGTTCAGCGTAACCATGAACGGCAAAAACCAATCCACTTACTGGGTCTCTCATTGAACCGAATCCGCCAAGTACCGTGTTATAATCTCCACTTCCTTCACGGTTTTGTCTCGGTATCCAATCTAATACGCCAAACGAATTGACAGGCATAAATAACGCTAAACCATTATTAAATCCTGTTTTTGCTAATGTATTGCTCTCACGAATATCCATACCGCTGAATTGGAATGATGTGTTGGTTGCGTTCTGTGCGCCTTGTGCGGCATAAAAACGTCCCATTACAAATGCAATCGGGTCAGTAATTACATCATACGAACCGGTGTAATCATTTTGACGCATCATTGCTTTTGCGTTTTCAAAGAATAATCCTTTTTCGGGAGTATTACTGATTGAAAATACAAAGTCTGTTGCACTCCATGTTCCGTTCTTTGTTGCACGGTTTACCTGAGTTATCTTTGACAAAAGAAAATCACGAAGATATACCTCTATGTCTTCACGTATATTCATAAATGTTTGCGAAAATTGATTTGCCAACATTCTTGCCGTCTCAAAAATATTTTTATCTAACAGTTTCAATGAAAAACTGAATTTATCGGTAAAGGAACTCCAAAGCAAGTCTGTTGCAATCGAATCGCCAATGTTTCCGGTATGGTCGTGTGTTCTTATTTGCCCCGTTGTGGTACGTTTATTTCTCTTTAAGATGTACGCTTGAATGGCACGGTCTTCACGTGTGCGGAGCATTTCGTGGTCTTGCATCAGGATACTGTTATTTCTTGACCCTAACGCTAAAATCGGCGCTTCCTGTGGTCTCAACTCAGGACTTTGAAAGTCTTGAATAAGTAACGCTTGCGCCATAACTAAATTGCTACTACTAAAATTAGCCATGATTATTAATTATTTATGGATTATGCGCCACGCATCTTGGGCTGTTATCTTGCCGCTGTATCCTGCGGCTGTTTATCTTTGCCACGCATCTTGGGCTGTTATCTTTGTTCAGCATCTTGAACTGTGCAAAAATATAACAAATAAATTTGTGAAATGAAAATGTGCGTAACTTTTTTTTATGAAACAAAAAAAACGGAGTAAAAATACTCCGTTTCTTACAAACACACGAAAATTTAAATTTATGAAAAATGTTACTCTTTAAAAAAGTCCGGGTTATTCTTTGCGTACTCTTGTGCCTTTGTCGCAAACTCATGTGAGTTAGTGCTTTTGCCCTGTTCTTCCCATGATTTTTTGAACTCTGCCAATGTAGCAAATGCCGCAGGCAGCGTTTTGGAACTTGCACCACCACGACCTCCTGGAAGCGGATTCTGTTCTTGTTTTACAAGACCTTTTTCAGTTGCAAACTCATCAAAAACAACATCAAAGTTTAACGGATCTTGCATCTTTGCATCCCGAAGCGTTTCGCCATGCTTTTTTGCAATGATTTTGCCGTTTTCTTCTTCAAATGTATATCCGGAGTTTTGCATTAATAGAAATAAATCATTCTTTGAAAGTAAATAATCTTTTGTTATTCCGTTGAGAATATTGGATTGTAACGACATCTTTTTGAAATTTGCCTCCGATTCGGTTTTTTCACGTTCCAATTTAGCAATAGTAGCCTTAAAGTTTTCATTCATCTGTGTCAATTCCTGTACCTTTTTATCTGGTTCAATCTTCGCCTCTTCAATGAATTTCTTTTTTAACGCTTCAACAAACTGTTTCGGCTCTTTCCCTTCAATATCAATGCCGTTTTCCTCTTTCATGCTTTTTATAATCATTTCAGCACCGGCAGTTTTTCCTTCGTTGTAGTTCTTTGTTTTCAGGTTACTATCCCTTTTTTCTAATTCATCTTTTATAAAAACGGTTAATTCGGGGATGTCAATAGCCTGTTCGGTGTCGGATGAAATTGCCGTTTGCAAATCTTCCGGCTTAATCCGTAAATACTCTGCTAATTTTTTAATTGTTTCTTGTGATAACATAACTTATTATTTTTTATAATACATAATAACATATCCTTTGTCTGATGTTTGCGCAGCCATGTTTAACCGGTTTGCTGTTTCATCGTCAATCGGCGTTGTTCTTATCATCTTTACTTTTTCGCCATTTTCAACTTTCCATTCTTCATAGATTGTCGGTTTTTCTTTCTTTTCAGTAGGTGGTGGCGGCGGCGGTGGAGGCGGCAGTGTACTTCCTGTTTGTTCCTGCTGCTTTGCACGATTAATCAATTCTTCGATAACTTCATTTGTTGCGTTTGAATTTCCTATTTTTTCTTCTTTCAGCAATACGTTGATGATTGCTTCTTTTTCTGTGCCTTTTTCTAATTCTTCCCGAATAAAGGCTAATGCTTCTGCTTTTGTCATTTTGATTTAATTTTAATTATTATTAAGGTTATTAAATTTCATTGTTGCAAATTCTTCCAATTTTCTTTTAAGAATATCCGTACTTTCAAATATCAGTTCGTTATCTGTTAATGTTTTAATAAAATCTGAAAAGTACAGTTTCTTCACATAATCCAACATAACAGGTTCTAATTTCTTTACTTCCTGCGATGTATGATGTATAAAAGGCTCTATCTTAATCATCTTAATCTGCTTTTGCATTTCAAGACTATTGTTTTCGTATTTTGATTGCACATACTCCATGAGAATGTCATCAAGAACAGAATCAGGTGCGCCGGCTTGCCTTGCCTTTTCGTATTTATTCCATACAGTATCTGCGCTTTCAATAATAAACCTGCGACCATAATTTATAGATGAGCCTTTATATGTTGTTGGGAAATAGAAACGTCCCAAACAGTCAGTAATAAAACGCTCAATCGTTTCTGCGGCATCTGAAAATTTGCTAAGCCTGTCGTTTACCGGTTGTGTGTCTATAAATCTTCCTGTTGCTGTATTGTTGCTTCCTTCTTCAACTTGTTTTGTCCCCCATATCGTTTGAAACATTATTCTTTCTAACATTTCCAATTCATCACTCATTTTTTCCCATGTAGGAAGTGGAGGGGTAACATAACCGGCAACGTTGGGCGCTATTACAACATCTTCTTTTTCAGGTATCGGTAAGTGTTTCACATCTGCCACATCCCATTTTATTTTTGAACCTGTTCCGTTGCAGTGCGGGCATGGTGATGCCGCTATGTTGCCTGTACCTTTACACTCTTTACATTGACTTATATATTCCCAATATTTAGGAAATCCATGTAATAACTTATATAGCGACTTCACGGAACATTCACGCAAATATTCATCTGCTAATTCAATGATTTTTTGCAATGGGCTTTCAAAGTATTCAGTTCTCAAAACAGGAATATCTGAGTTTATCATGGCAGGTACAAATCCAAAATGGTTAGGAAATGTGTCAATTATCGTTACATCTTTTCCATTGAATTTTACTTTGTAGTCTGCAACTTCATCAACAACTCTGAAAACATCTTCTTCTTCCGTTTTGAAAATAACATATTCAACATTTCTTCCATCTAACTGATAACTGTATATGTCGCTACTTGATTTGTATGTAGGATATGCCTCGCCATCAGCGTTTACCTCAATAAATATCAATCCCATCGGGTCGGACAGATAGGCAGGCTTCCAATATTGCTCAATCCATTTTCTTATTGTAAGTCCATTTTCAGTGTTTTGCAATAAGTTTCTGAAAGTTTGATTTTGACTTTCGGGAAGATTGTAAAATACAGAACCGCCTTTTGTTGAAAATATTTTGTCTATTGGTCGTGTAATACGCTCCATAATGTCTTTGTTGGAGCGTGAATATTTTTTTCGGGCAATGTATTGATTTGCATTTTCAAAACTGTTTATCGTTTCCAAATAAGTGTCCATCCCATCGCCAAATATGTGTACACAAAGTTTCTTTTGCGACTTTTTGGCAAATGTAACCGCCTCATTTTCCTGATTGCCTTTTAATAATTCTAATATTTTGCTGTGGTCTAATATCATAATATTACATATTTTTTTCGTTTCTTTATAAATTCCTTGTATTCATATTCTAAAATGTTACAGATAAAATACCGCTTTGCGTCTGATAGGTGTCCGTTCTTTTCGTATGGTATTCCTGTGTTCGGGTCTGTTATTTTCTCTTTAACCATTTCACCGTCTTTTCCCTCTTTCACGGTATTATAGTCTTTTATTGACAGTTTGCAGTTGTCGCCGATGACTATTGAAAATTCCGTATTTCCTTCGTATATTTCGTTTACAAATGCCGCACTCAACTGCACAGATGGGTTACTTCTCATTATCCTGTCTATTACATGGTAGTGGCTTTTGAGTTCTAAGAAGTAAAGGTCAAAGAAACTGCTGTTATCCGTTGCGCTTTTGTTCCTTCCGGAAGCATCGCCGTAAAGGTAAATAACTCCTTCGTAGTTTATATCGTCTAAGTATTTAGCCACCTTTTGCGCTGCCTTTTTAGCCGTGTTTCCCGGGTCGGAAGCGCACAGTTCGTTAAATTGCCGTATCTCTTTCCCGTTAATTTGCCATAGTGTTTGGGAAATGTAAGGATAACGGTTTACGTCCACCGTTACATGAATTGATTTAGTTGGAAGATAGTTTACATATCGTACATGCTTGTCAATGCTGAATTGTTTCCAAAACTCACCACCAACACGGAAAGAACCCCACTCCCCAAGTCCATATACCATATATTGATTCGGCTTCTTTGTGCGCATATCTTCAAAGTTATCAAGAGTGTGAACGTCTTTAAATCCATAGTTGCCGTTTGGACTTCCTACCACCCAATAATTATCCCGATAGGTTGTTTTTATTAATATGGTATTTCCCGAAATGTTTATCCACTTCTTAGAAAGTTCATCGAGTTTGCTGTCATGATTGTTTGGCAGCATCAATGGCTGTTCTACCCATTCATCGGTATCAATCAAGTTTGTTTTTATCCAATGTTCCTCGCTGATTGGATTCCAGTCGCATATTATTTTTTGGTTTGGTCGTCCACGCAGACGGCGTTTTACCTCGTCAAGGTCGCTCTCATCAAATTTTGAAAGTTCATTAAGGAATACACGGTTAAAAGAATCCAACCCCTTTACTTTTTCCGGGTCGTCCAATCCTTTAAACATAATTTGTCCCATCGGACAGTCTATTCTGAAATTATAAAAGTCAAAGAATTTATGTTTGTCGTTTATTTTTTTTGCTATTTCCTCAAAGGTACGGTACACGGTAGTCATTATGGTAACGCTTTCCTTGCGTAGTGTTAATACGTTCAATTCGCTGCATAGCGTATCTTTCAGGTTACATTGCGCTATGGAGTATGTTTTTGCTGCGGAACTGCCACCATAAATCAGCAACATGCGGATACGCTCATCTTGTAGCGCATCGTCAATGTGCCAATACGAAGGGTTAAACAGTTTTTTATCAAATACAACTTTCATATTTTATTCATAACTTATTTTCACAATATCCTGTTTTACATTTGCGTTTACTTCCAATTTCAACGGCTGCTTATTCCAATATTCAGGCTTACGTTGTTTTAACCACGCCATTGCTGCACCTGTATCTGGAGGGAGTTCTGTAATCGTTTCCTGTACAAATTCCATATCGGTAGCAATCTTTCCTGTCCCATCACATTTTGTGCATTTTTTATCGCCGCAACAGTCGCAATCTTTTTCAATAAAACGCCGTACCTGTGTTCTTACTTTTAATCCTGTTGCCCGTTTATATAGCGAATTTTCAACGTATAATTCAAGCGGCTGGCGACCTCTTTTTAAAGCATCAGATAATTCGGAAATTGTATTAACAAGTTCTGAAAAATATGTTTCATTATAATTGAAACGTTTTGCAATTTGTTTATTATCGAAACCATCCCTTGCGAGGCTTTCTGCAATGACCAAATCATCAGAGCCTTTAACAAATAATGCCTTTTTTTTACACGCCATAATTAATCATTTAAAAACATTTCACCTTTAATAATTTTATCATTTTCGCTTAATCCATTTATTTCAAGAAAGTATAATTTGTTTTCAACGGATTCAAAGTTGAGTATTAAGTATGTCTCTTTGTTTTGCTCTCTTTCAATAGCAGTTCCTTTTACTTGCTGTTTTGCCTGTTTTACCGCTTCTTTTAGTTCCTGATATGGTCGTTCAATCTCTTTCATATCTCTTTGAATTTCGTTAATAGGATTTGAATTGAGTACGATGTTCGGTACTTCTAACTGAATTACCTTTATGTCGCTGTCAGATAATCCTGCATCGTTGTAGTCTATCGTAGGTAACATTTCTGCGAGTTTAAAATAGTCAAATTTTCCTTGCACAGATTGCGAGTTCATAAAGATATTTTGTTCTTTTTCTGTCTTTTCATCAAGTATAACCTTTTCTACTTTTATGTCATAGTCTTTTTCGGGAGTACCGTCATAGTTATAAATGATGTCATGCGATTGCAGGCGTTTGTGTCCACTTACGCAATTTTGCGTTGTTTCATTCCACACAATACCACCCAAGTATCCAACACGTTTAAAATTTCGTTTTAATGCCTCTACAACTTTTGGGTCTTTCTTGCGTGGGTTGTACGGCGCAAAGTTTATCTGACTTCGTTTTATCGTTATCGTTTCAGACTGTTTTATTTTATGCTGTTTTTCTTCCTTGCTCATGTTTGTAAACTATTAATTCTGCTAATGGGAAATATAATAATACTTTTTGATAATCGTTTGGATAGTACTTTTTGCAGTATAGTAAAAAGTTAATGTCGTCTATTGATGTTCCTGATGATTGACATATTCCGCCATAATGAATTGGGTTAATCAGTTGCTTTGATTCGATGTATTTTAACACATCTGCATTTTTCCATTCGGAAAGCGGATAACATTTTTTATTTTTGAAGTTGATAGCGTTATTTTCATAAGTGCGAAGCATTAAACGCCTGTTCATGCTGTCCGACTGTTTGAAACCGAAAAAAGCCCAATCAATTCCGAATTTTGTTTTTATTCTATCTGTTATTATTGCTAAGTTTGGAAGATGTGTTTTTATATCTTTTTGTATTCCTAAATGACCTATTTTTATGTAGTTATATAGTGCGAAGTGCGGTATCTGTATGAATTGGACATCATATTTTCGTTCTGCATATTGAATGTATTTGTTTATGTGTTCAAGTTCGGGAACGATGTACATAAAAACACACTGAATTTCTTTAAAATATGGGTGCATCAAATCCAACAAAGCAATACTGTCCTTTCCTGCTGCGGAATGAAACAGTATTGCTCTGTCGGTGAGTTGCGAAACTTCTTTGATTAAATCAAGTGTAGACATTATCTGCCTTGACTTTGCCGAATACGTTCATTTAATGCTTCACGTATTAATCTTGCGCCTTCTGAAACTCTTGACGGTTCTTTGAAACTAACTGGAATTAACATAATCTAATAGTTTTAAATTGTTAAATAATTCTATTTAAAATGCAAAAATATAATATATTTTCATATAAAAACAAAATGTGCGTAACTTTTTCTGCTACGCACACTTGATTATATTTGTTTTGTCTTTTTAAGCAAAATTATGATTGACTATTTCAGAAATCGAGAACCAATAAAACATTGGTTTCTGCGAACTTGGAATATCATCATATTGTTGCCATTCATTATTAAAGTCGTGAAATCCAAAGTCGTTATTCATAATTTCAACGCTTTCTTTGTCTAATACAAAGAGACCGGATTCATTTATTCTAACATTTAAAAACCACGAATTTGTGTAATTATGAAAATGAATGAACTCTACATCTTGACGAATGATATAATCATTAATATTTTTGCTTGTTTTTTGTTTTTTTTTGTCAATAAATCTGCTGAAATAAAACGGTGAGAAACTTCTTGTCTCAACTTTTTTATTACCATGCAAAATATCAATTGCATTTTCTTTTTGCATTAATAAATCAAAAGCCTCAACTTCTTGCCCTTTGTACAATATTTTCTTCATTGACAATGATATTTTCGTTTGTGCAAACGATACGATTAATTTCATTACACTTCGCCGGTGTGCGTAACTTTTTTATACATTAAATTCATTTTGTCAAAAACGATGTTTATACCTTCGTTGCGGCACTCTGAAAGAGCCTTTTTGAAATAGTACCCATCACCATCAAAGTACTCTTTACAGTCTTTGATATAGCCTTTTATACGTTCTATTGAGGCTCTGCCGGTGTTTCTTGCGCTTCGATATTTCATTATTCCGTTCATTTCTTTTACTTTTTTAAATTAAACAATATTTTTATCTAAATTTCACACTGCAAAGATACGACATTTTTTTGAATTACAAACAATATTCAGCGGGTAAAATGCACTTTTTTTCACTTTTTTTTGTGCAATTTTTATAATATATTGATTATGTATGTTTTATAAATGTCATTGTTGATAACTTTTTTTAATATTTTGTGTTTTTTACGTATTTTACGTAGTGTTTTTAAGGCAAAAATGGCTGTTTTTCGTGTGTTTTTGAAAATTACAGTTACGATTTTACGCCATGTTTTTTGAAAATTTGTTCAAAAGTCGTTTTTTTGAAGTGCCGATTTGAAACAAAAAAGGCGACACAATTGTGTCGCAATACGATAGAAAAAATATCTTCATTGTGAAATATCTCTAAGAAAGTCACGCTCCAACTTCTCTTGTATTGCCGCTTCAATAAATGCCGTTTCGTTTTCAATTTTTGACAATTTTTCAATAATGTCAGGGTGAAAATTATATCGTTTTGGAAGTCTTGGTTTTCCGTATGACGTTCTAACAGTTCCATCAGGGTTGTATGTTTTTCTCCCTGCCCCTGGTCTTTTACCGCCGGCGTTTGCTCTTGCGCCACCGCTACCGGGCTTTCTGGGTTTCTTGGGTGTTGTGTTTTCTGTATCCATTATTTTTCTATCGTATATCCGTTTTCATCAAATTCAAACGGGAGTTCAACAATTCCCATTTTTCTATTATTCATCTTCTCAAATTGTTGCCACATCTGTTTCATATTGTCGGAAATTCTAAAAATAGCAATAACCTGATTAATCTGTGCAGATAAATTTGGCTCACCTACATCCAAAGTAATGGATTGATGATAACGTGCTAATTTATTTCCTGCTTGACTTATTGGAGTTTTATTTTTAAGTTCTTCCAATACTCCTTTTGGCAACTGTTCATAGATTAACGTATTTGTCCAACTACCAATTACACTTGGACGTTTTTTTATTCCAGATACTGTAAAATCCCATTTATTAAGTCTAAATAGTTCTTTATAAAAAACATCTGGAAGGCGCTTTTGCCATGGTAATAGTTCTTCTGCAATATAGGCTTTTAGTATTTTTTGTAGTTCATCTTTCTCACGGGTATATTGATATCCTGTCGCTTCATCTATAAGAGATATTATTCCAACCTTTGCAAACGACCTTACAAGTATTTCACATTCATTTGCAATAATCATCTGTCTTGCCGAAAGTGTAATTGATTTTCTTGCTTCTAAAAATCCATCACAAATATCAACCAATAATGTAGCCTCATATCCATTGATTTTCGTATTTCCTTTGTAACAGATAATCGGGTTAATGTGGTCCTGATTTTTATCCTTAAAAATGAATGGGATAAGTGATTTTTGACTTAAATGTCTCCTTAATCTGGTCCCGGCTGTTTGCTTCCCATCATCAATTTCATCTACCATTTTCAATGCCTCCTGCATACCACGTCCAGATAATACTCTTGTACCGTCTTCTAATACATAACACGGCAATTTTATACCGCCTAAATCTAAAACTCCTTCGTGTGTTATAATACGTCTATCCATCGTCATTTTTTCATGCTGCAAAGGTATGAAAATTTTATTTTATCCTTTCCGCAACCTCATCCGCAATACGTCTGAAATTGCTATCTGTTTCGTAGTCGTTTTTAAATGATTTTAACACTCTTTTTGACGTTGTCGGCGCTTTCCTGCTTATAAGGCGTGAAAGTTGCGCAAACGTCATCTTTTCGCTATCTTTGACAAAATAACAGTACAGTTGCCTGCACATAACTTTGTCTCTTTTGCGTGAAGTTTTCCAATCCTCGAAAGGGATATTCATCACATCTTCTATTGCCTTGATTATTTTTTCTTTCATTTTTCTAAAATTTATCTATTTCCCATATTTTTTCAACATCCTTTCCGCTGCTGTATATTGTTTATCCAATGTGCCCGCTATTGCGTTCATCGCCGGAAATCCTTCAATCCCGTTTAAAAGCGATTTTATCAGGTCTATTAGTTCGTCAATTTCTGTCTTCCTGTATTCAGCGCCGGCGATGAAGGCGTAATATCCCGACAACATGCAACATTCATACTTTGTTTTATTGCAGGTTTGTTTTTCGCTGCAATCTTCGCAGCAGTAGTCACGTGCCGCTTCTTGTATTGTTTTCATTATTTCACGATTAAATATTTATAAATAACTTGTTTCAAATCGTCTGCCTTGTCGCCGTAGGCGGCTGCCTGTTTGCTGTCGGCAAACTTTACGATCCACCCCGCTGCTGACTTTAAGGCGTTTATTTTTTGTTTTATCTCAAACTTAAAAAGGTTTTTCTTTTTGAGGAGGTGTTCGGTCTCAAATGCTGCCTGCTCGATGACGTCTGCGAGCAGGAAGATGGTGTTTATGCGTTGCGCTGCCTTTTTCATAATTCTACCAATCGGGTTTTTTACATTCCGGTAATAAGTCTCTATCTTCGTCAAATGGGAAAAAGTGCGTTGTCTGCGGGTTGAAGTTTACAATAAACCGCAATAAGCCTATATTACGACCTTTTGCAATATCTATCATTGCGGTATTTTGAACAGGATAATGTTCAAATCCGACAGGATACGTTCTTCCGTATATCTCAGGACGATATATAAACATCACAATATCAGCGGCTTCTTCTATTTGACCGCTGTCTCTAAGTCTTGAAAGTTTTGGAAATGGGTCTCCGTTGCAGCGACTAAGTTGCGAAAGTAGAATTACATTTATATTCAATTCCTTTGCAATATTTTTAAATGCACGCGCTATTTCTGCTACCTGTTGTTCGCGATTGATGTTTCGTTTGTTATTCCCAATCAACTGCAAATAGTCCACAACGGCAATATCAATGTTGAAATTAGTTTTTAAGTAGCGTATTGATGTCAATATTCCGTCAATGTGGTTAGTTGAACGTTCATCGAAGTAAATATCTGTTTCGCAAAGTCTGGAAATATTTTGCTGTATTGTCTTTATTTTTTCTTCGGATAGTTTTGAATATAGAATTTCGTTTACCGGTATTGCTGTTTCTATTGCTAATAGTCGAGCTGCTAATTGTTCCTTTGTCATTTCCAAAGAGTAAAAACCTATCTTTGCGCCTTTTAACGCTGCATTTCGGACTATTGAAGTTACAAGAGATGATTTTCCCATTGATGTTTCTGCTGCAATGACAACTAAATCAGATTTTTGTAAACCTCGTGAACGTTTGTCAAACTCATAAAATCCTGTTGCAATTCCTGTTATCTGCGTTCCTATTCCGCAATTTCTGTCAATCTGTTCAGTAACTTCTTTCAACGCTTCATTAGTTTTGTGCAGCGAATTAACCGGCAATGATATTGAACTTGCAATCGTTTCGCCTGCTTCGGAAAATAAAGTAAAAACATCTTCTTCTTCAGAATAGCCGGAAGATACTAACTTATGTCCGATTTCAATAAGTTTTCGGTATAGTTGTTTTTCTTTCAATACTTTGCAATGTTGCTCCAACAAGTCGTAAGATACTGTTTTGCCGATTATTTGCATCAAATAATAAGCGCCACCAACTTCTTCTAACTTCTTTTTATTCCTAAGTTTGTTTATAACTGAAATTCCATCTGCCTTATTCCCTGATGTTTCAAGTTCTGAAATGGCAATGTAAATTAACCTGTTTGCTTCTTTGTAGAAACAATCAGCGTCAATGATTGCTGCTGCGTCTGTATATGCGTTTCGTAGCTGCATTAACATTCCGAGTACTTGTTCCTCAACATCTATGTTTTGAGGGGGTAATCTACCTTCGTCAATAAATACTTCTTTGATTTTTAGTTGTTTATCCATTTTTATTTCTTCTTTCTTTGAATGTTAAAAAAGTTTTGAATGCCCAAATTCTTTTTTTTAAATCAACCCAATTTTCCATGTCCATGAGTAATTCCGTTATTTCTTCCTTGGTACACATAGCACGTATTTTTTCGTACTCATCCTGTGTAAAAGGGCGTTTCATTGCTTCTAAGCGAGGGGTATTGGTTTTTATCCATGTTTTAAAATTTTTAAAATTTTCAGATTCTTGTGGTTTTTCTTTTGTAATATCTTTTTCGTTAGAAAAAGTATTATTTTCTATCTTAGTCTTAGTCTTATTCTTAATATAAGCTACCGAGTTAGCTACCGAGTTAGCTACCGAGTTAGCTACCGAGTTAGCTACCGAGTTAGGTGGGTAAATTTTAGTACCTAAAAAATATCGGCTTTTATTCCCGTAACATCTACCTCCAGTCTCGATGCTGATTAATCCTGACTTAATTAATTTTTTTTGTGCTTTTTTAAATGTGTCTGACGAAACTCCCACAGCCGCCGATACTTTTAAATCGGTCTGCTCGAATGCGTCTGCCCAGCCTGACATGTTGGCAATCTTCAAAAGGTAGAAGTAAAGCCTCGTCTCGCAGCCGTTGAACTGCCATAATTCGTCAATTAGCCAAAATCTATTAATTAATTCAATGTAAGTCATATAAACATTTATTTCAAATTTTCAATCTGTTTTAATTTATCAAATTTCATCCGTATATCCTTTAAAGTTTACACATCTATTATTTTTGAACGCAGGCATGATATACCACATTCCTTCGTGGTAATTACCGTTGTAGAAACGCCTGCATTTGTTCTGCAACGGGCATCGGGTATCGTTACGTTCCCCTGCGCAATAACTGTAATCTTTATTCATCGCATTCTGTTTTTAATAGTTCGGGATTGTCAAACTTATTGCCTATTATTTTAAAAATTCCTTTTACATGAAATTTTGTAATCATAAAGTCTGTTGTATTCTGAATGCGTCGTCTCCAAAAAAAATCATCGCCAAGCCAATATGTATTGGTAGGTATATCCCATTCAACTGCTCTTACTATTTCATCGCCTGAAACACAGAATTTAATTATGTCTCCTTCGTAAATTTCCGTTCCGTTGCTGTCTAACAATCCTGTGAATTGCCCTACTGTTTCGGGAATAACATCATTATGATGTCCATTTGAGAATACTATTTGATTCCATTTGTATCCTTTTGCATCAGTCCATTCTATATAGCCGCCTGTTATCCAATAATGCGGCTCATCAATTCGTTTCCCTCTGAATTTAATTTGTCTCATGGTTAAATAATTTATAAGTATTAGTTTCAAGTGTATTTACATCTATTGCCAAGCCTGCATCAATTAGACCGCGATAGTCAATTTTTAGTTCATGTAGATAGTCGAAGAGTTTGTATTGGTTTATAACTATATCATCAGTATAGTTCGCAAGATATACACTTCTAAATGAATTTGTTTTTTCTTCAAAATAAAAGCCAAATTGGTGATTTGCTAATCTTCTATCTACAAAACAAAACTTGCCTCCCAATCCATTTCTTATTTCAATATTTTGTATATGCGAATAACATATCCTCGCCAACTCCACAATCGGCACTATCTCTTTTCCGTTGTGGATGATGGTGCGGTATAGGTCTGAAAGAGGGAGTAGGATTGGTTTAATAAAATCCTCACTTTCTTCAAAATAATCTTCGGCATCTTCACCGAAAATACGCATATATCCGTTAGTCTCTCCGATAGCTGTTCCTATAATATCGAAATTTCGTTTTATCAATACTTTAAGATAATACGGCAAATACCCTGCAATGTCTTTAAAATCAAGTTTTCGTTTCATATTATTATGTATTAATTATTTAAAATATCTTCAATTTTTGGTTTAGGTGAATTAATAATAGCATTAGCAATATTGTTTCTTCCCGCTTTCATTCTTGAATCAGAAGCGCAAATATACCGCTGCCTTTCACAAATTTTGTTGGTGAAGTTTTGAAGCGCTTCATCTGAAATGATGTAGTAATTACCTGCTTTTAACACAAAATCGCCATCAATGACAAACTCCATTGCGTTTTTCTCAAAATCTCCTGTTAAGAGTTTACCCTTATAAAATTCTTTAATTTCCATAACTATAACTATTTATTATTTAATTCGTTAAACATATCATAATCTCGTGTTACACAGCTAGCGTTCAAATCGGAACGGCTGATACAGGCTTGTTTCAATAGGATGTCTTTGAAATAGATTTTTGCATCTGTAAAATTTGATGCCATTACTACAAAATGACGAAGTTCGAGCCTGTCGTATATCTTTCCGCTTAAAAGTCCAATTTTATATAAATAGCGAAAATCTTTTGTTAATTTTATCATTTGACGACTACTTTTAATGTCAATCACTGGTTCAATGCTTGCGAAAGTTTTGAATCCTGCCTCGTGAAGTTTTTTTATTGCCTCGATGCGCTCGGCGTTTGTGCTGGCTCCGGGTTCGAGATTGTCGTGTCCGGTAAGAGTGAATCCTATCGCCATATATTTTTTGTAAATCACTTTGCTTGTTTTCACATACTCAATTAGCGCATCCACAAATCCAACTTTTTTTGTCAAGATTTTTACAGGAATGTCCATTTGAACACAATACGACCACGCTCTCGCATTTAATTCTATTGTCTCCTCTAAGCATGGATCAGAAGTAAATGTAAAAAACAAGCCATGTTTTTGCAGTTCGTGTAAATTCGCCATCAATTCCTTTTCAAATACCTCCAAAGCGTGTCCTTCGTCTTTGAAACACTTTTTTAACGTTGGGACATCTCCTCCGCAGGCATTTTTAAAAGGCTCTTTTTTTAGGTAACAATAAGTACATCCATTGCTACACCCGACATATAAAGTACATCCGTATTTTCCGTACTCCGCAGCGGGACCGCCGGTGGCGTAAATTGCTTTCCCTTTAAATTTTTTCTTCATTTTCTATAAGTGTTAATAATTCATCTAAGAGTGCCTTTTCGGCGGCTTCGTAGGTGTCATAAGTATAATCTGTTAAATACATGTTTTTAAACTGTCCTAAATATTCAATAGTTCCATCATTTTCAACAATTTCACGTTTAATGCAATTTACAATTCCTTTCACATCCCGAAACCATTTTAACGCAAGGGCTACGGTAGGTGCAGAAATCAAATCTTCTTTATTGTTCCAATTATATATATTTCTTCCGTATGATTCTATACTACGCCAAAATGGATATACATTGTTTTCTTCTTCGCTCTCAATGTAGAAATGCGTAGTTTCAAAATCAAACCCTAATTCTTTGAGGCGTTGTGCCTGTTTAAAAGACACTAATTGTAATTCTTTTTTCATTTCTATATATTTACAAGTTTAAAATCATATACCCACACAAACGGATTTCGATTCCATGCGCCTTTTCCGTTGATTTTGTCGAAGAGGGCGGCGTAGGCTTCTCGGGGAGTATAATATCCAAAATATTTTCCAAAGCCATACCTTTTTGGCACATCCAATCCGTTGCCATTTACTGTCATCAAACCCTCTTTCAAACAATCCTCATCGCTTATCTCCTGCACACGCTCACAGCGCACTCCGGTTATTTCGATGAAATGACGGGATTGGCTTGCTGCCATCGTGTGGGGATTATTCCATCGCAACTCGTAATTTTCTTCTTTTGTGCCGTATTTGTATTTGACACATTCTTTCCATTCCAAATCCATCAACCCACCCTGATAACGAGTAATATAATACGGTTCTTTTATGTATAGCGTTTCGCCGACCTTGTAGCGGTGTTTTATCTGTCTATCTGACTTATATGGCATCCTTACGCTTCCATCTTGCCAATAACTTTCCCCTTTTGGAACAATTGTAGTTGCTAAGTAATCTCCATCAATTGGCTGCGGTTTCATTATCCTCCTCATCTGCGTTTTTCGCCCTATAATTACGGCGTTAAACATCTCTTGTGTGAATATTATTCCTTTCATTTTTTATTTATTTTTATCTGTTATTTCCATTTGTTTTTATTCTTATTATATTTTTTAAAGTTCATACGTCCTTTTTCACATTCGCATATCTGGGGCTTGTCATCCGTAACAATCCAACCGTCCGTAATATTAAGTTCACGTAATCCGCCTTCCCTATTTGGAACAGAGCAAAACCAACAGTTATTATTACATCCACGAGAAATTATCACATAGCCGTATTTCATGTATGGTCCGGGAGTGAAATCTCCGCCCTTTTCATTAAAAGCGGGACCGCCAAGTATTACTGGTGCAACGACACGCCATTGTTTTTCTAAATATTCAGCACGAGCAATATCCCAAGTAAAGGCAACGGAAATATGTATCTCGTCCGCTTCGTCAAAGAATAATGGGGTGATATTTATCCGTACCAAGTCATCAGTCTGAGTTGCGTTAGTTCGTTGTGGAAAAACTCTTAGTACACGCTTATTCATATATCTTTAAAAAGTCCGAGTTCACGGTTTAATTTTCTACTGTTTGCTATCTCAAATAATTAGTTACGACTTCTCTAAATTCGTCAAATGAGCGGACAACGTGATAAGCGAAGTCATTCGCCCAGCAATATTGCTCAAATTTAAGTTGCTCCTTTGTCTGTTTTCCTTTGAGTATCTTGAATTCAATGAATAATGAGTGAAAGAGTCTGTTTGATATTAATATCTGTATATCGGCTGTTCCTTTGCAGTAACCCATATCAACCATGCGGCGACCTGCAACGGCGCATTGTTCGGATGTGCCATGAAACTTAAAATCTGCATTTGCGGGTATAGTTCGGATATACGGATATTGCAGCCGTAGCCATTTTACACATGCCTTTTGCAATTTACTTTCTAAGTGTCTCATTGCTCGCTCCTTTCTTTTGAATGTGCTTTTAAATATTTCATATCGGAATCGTTGTAGTAGAATACCCGTCCAAAGTTGTCGTGAAGTACATATATGCGTTCTTTACTTGTTCCTGTTATCTGTTTCAGTTGCATGTAGCCGCATCCGCTGTTGTGATAGTATGTTGTTCCGATAATCATTGTATATTATTTTATTTTACTAAATTTGCCATTTTTTAAACAATACCAAGTATTTTCTTTTATTAGTTTCCCATCAACTTGTTTTACTATAAATTCTGTTATATTGCCATTATCATCTCTATTACAAAGAACAAGTATTGAACCTTTACCGCCCATTACTTTTCCTTCTGTTGAACTAATTGAAACTCCATTTTCTTTTACAGATGCCGCACCGTAGTTTCCTGCATTTGCCGCACCGTAGTTTCCTGCATTCGCCGCACCGTAGTCTCCTGCATTCGCCGCACCTCTGTTTCCTGCATTTGCCGCACCTCTGTATCCTGCATTCGCCGTACCGCAGTCTCCTGCATTCGCCGCACCGCAGTCTCCTGCATTCGCCGCACCGTAGTCTCCTGCCTTCGCCGCACCGTAGTATCCTGCATTCGCCGCACCGCGGTTTCCTGCATTCGCCGCACCTCTGTATCCTGCATTCGCCGCACCGTAGTTTCCTGCATTCGCCGTACCGCTGTCTCCTGCATTTGCCGCACCGCTGTTTCCTGCATTCGCCGTACCGCTGTCTCCTGCATTTGCCGCACCGTAGTTTCCTGCATTCGCCGCACCGCTGTCTCCTGCATTCGCCGCACCGTAGTTTCCTGCATTTGCCGCACCTCTGTTTCCTGCATTCGCCGCACCGTAGTCTCCTGCATTCGCCGCACCTCTGTATCCTGCATTCGCCGCACCTCTGTATCCTGCATTTGCCGCACCGCTGTTTCCTGCATTCGCCGTACCTCTGTCTCCTGCATTTGCCGCACCGTAGTTTCCTGCATTCGCCGCACCGCAGTCTCCTGCATTCGCCGCACCGTAGTTTCCTGCATTTGCCGCACCGTAGTTTCCTGCATTCGCCGCACCGCGGTTTCCTGCATTTGCCGCACCGTAATCTCCTGCATTCGCCGCACCGTAGTCTCCTGCATTATTTGTTTCAGAAGTATTTATCTTATTCTTAAATCCAAAATTTTCAAAAAATGTGGAAACAGCAATTTTACAAATACTAAAAACACTTATTTCCGCATTGATAGTTATTTTTTTGCTTACCCGTTTTGAATCTTCTTTTTTTTCTTCTGAAACATCATTTGCTGCTATTTCACAAAATCTGTTATTATTCCCTGCTGAGTAATGATCAAATATGTCGTGAGGACTTTCGCAGAAGTGAAATCCACTTTTACATAATTCTGCTTTTTCTGTTTCGTAAGTTTTTCCAATTTCGTATTGAAAATCTTTACATTTCAGGTTTTTATCAAAACCTTTGTATCCTATTATTTTATCTTCCATTATATAAACTCCTTATATCTTTGTGCTTCAATTTCAATTTGTTGTAAAAATTTGTGTTCGTTGGCGGCGGGCAGATAGATGCCTGCCTCCTCCGATGATTTGTTTCTAAACCGTTCAATCGCCGTAGTCATTTCCGCTGTGTCAAGGCTTGCCGAACTCCGTAGATATTCCACCGTGCCAAGTTTTCCACTTTCGGAACGGATAAATATTTCAGGGTTGCAATGCCGTTTAAAATATTCCTCTTTAATCCATTGCACCGAATATCCGGTTTCCATTGCGAAGTAGGTGAGTAGCAGATAAAAATATCTGTTCTGTTGTCCTGTTCGCCGTTCTTTTCGTTCTGTTATCTCAAAGAGGCAATCTTTTTGAAACAGTTCGTCAAGTTGGCGTTTGGCTCGCTGCTGGTCTATGATGTTGGCGGAACGGTATAGCATGATTTAATATATTTCTTGTTCAAAATAATCTTTAATGCCCTGAAAAAACAATGCACGTTGCTTTATTTTTTCAATTACTGTCTCATCTTTGAAAATCCTGAATTTTATAAATTCATTTTCCAAAATATCCCGCTTCATGTTTTCTTCATCATCATAATTAAATACGGATAGAAACACGAGATTCGCTTCATTTAGTTCTGTTACATATAGTTGCTGCTGAATCTGATTGTAATAATTTTTGTATTCTTTTTTAAGATATTTTAAATATGTTTCCGGTTCGGTATTTTTATATTCCTGTAATTCAATAAAATCAGTTATATGGCATGTTTTTAATTCATCAAAATCAACAACAACTCCTTTTTCTAATTTTGCAAAATCAAGCGAACATTTTAAAACATTCATATTCTTAGATGTTACAATATATTGAGAAAAATAATTATCAGGGAGTAATTTAAAATAGCGTTCTTCTAATATAGCCCCCGTTCTAAGCGCATCAATAGGACTTGCAAATGAATTGTAATTTGGCTTTTCATCACTTATAAATTTTCTTAAAAGGTTTTGGAATCCCTTTGTTTCCTTACCCATTAATAAATTGCAAACATCACCACTTCCTATATACATGTTCATTGTAATAACCCTTTCTTTTTATAGCCATCATAAACCTGCATGAATTGTTTATCTGTCATATCAGATATTACTCCGACATTGAACGCATTAAGGACATACTGTAATTTTTTATTATCATTTAAAAGAAAATCGGTTACTTTTTTTACTATATCCGATATTTGTTTCGGTGTTATGTCTTGCTTAGATGCATCTTTGTCGGGGTCTTCGCCTGTTGCTATTTTATATGCGTTCAGAAGTGCGTATTTTCTCGCATACGTTGATGCCTTTCCAAATCCTTTATCGCCCGTATCTAATCCATGCCCAAATGTCTCAACTTCAATAAAATCATCTGTTTTTTCCAAATCAACAATCTTTGTGGTCATCTTAATAATGAAGGAATATTTTATACTTTCAGTATTATCTTTACCAATCGTTTTTATGATTTCCTGATGTACAATCTCCTGTTTTGTTGGAATAGATACTATTTTGTATTTTCTCTCAGCCTCCTTTACTTTTAGCGTAACGTTAATGTCTGAAACGGCTTTATAAGCATAAGAGCCTGTTCCTACGCTCATGTCTTTATTGATGTTTTTAACACAGTCGGCAACCGCCTGTATTTTTTCAAACAGATTCATTTCGCACTCAAATTAAAACTGTTAAACACCTGTGCCAACGCCTGCAACTGAAAGGGAAGTTGGCTTTTCCCTTGTTCTTTTTTCTGTGCGGTTTCAATACTCCGCTGCTCTTTCTGCTTTTGTTCCATTTTTGTAAACTTTTAAAAATTAATAAAATATCATATAATCGAATATTTTTGTGCCTGCTGAGGAATTGAACCTCGTCCTGCTGTCGAATTGTCTATCTCGTGTTCTTCCAAGATACAGTCATTGATAGTTTTGCAACTGTTCTGCCGTTGAACTATGCAGGCGTTGTGGGGCGGATTGCTACGCCCCTGTTTAATTATTCAAAAATGTAAAAAGAACTCACCCGATATTAACCCAATCGGAGGTAGGGTTTTAGTTTATCTATTTGCGTTTACTTTTTCAGATACATAGAAATTTGAAATTGTACTATTAAATGATGCAATGCTTTCCTTAGAAATATCAAATTTATGAGCATATTCATCAGTTAATTTATATCGTTCATCCCTGATTACAAATAGAATATGATTCAACATTTCATTTTGTTCAGGAACATTGTAATTCCCGATTTCACTTAGAAATACATTAGCACTTTCAATGTGCTTTGGAGTAGATTCAATTTCGTTATTCATTTTATTATATATTTATTTTCCCTCTAACACCTTCGGGAGTTGGTTTAATTTGCATAACATTCTTCCGTCTCTAACTGTTCCACCATTGATGGATAACACACCTCGCACCACCAATCGCCACGATGGTGATACATGTTCGTTGTGTTATATTCCAAGTTGCAACCGGCGCAGAGGTGTTTGTCCCATTCCTGCCATTCCTCCTGTTGCAGTTGCTTGTTGCTGTCTATGTAATATCTTGTTCCCATAATAGTTATCGTTATTTAAAATCAATTCCCGTTACTTCTTTGAAAATAGCGGTATCAAAGTTTGGCAGCGTTTTGAAACTGTCTTTTCTTTCTTCGGATAATTTTTCCCAAAGATTTTTCCACGCTTGGTGATAAGTCAAAACCTTTACATAACCATCACAGACGTATGCTTTTGGATTATAAGATTTCTCTTTATCTGTCATGTCATTCCACCACACCCATTCAGTCATTGTCAAGTCTGATGATGCTCTGTATGCAGGATGATTATACCATTCGTCCCATGTCATTGAACTTTTCTTGTTGAAGAATGGTACTGCGTCTTCCCTTTTCCTTGTGCAGAAAACGCCGCTATTCCTGTAGCCGCTATTCATGTCGCCGCTATTCCTGTAGCCGCTATTCCAGTCGCCGCTATTCCTGTCGCCGCTATTCCTGTCGCCGCTATTCATGTCGCCGCTATTCCTGTCGCCGCTATTCCTGTAGCCGCTATTCCTGTCGCCGCTATTGAACAGCCCGGAATTTTCTTTGCCTACATTAAACAACTCCGGTCGTTCGTAGCCTTTTCCCATGTCTGCGGTTACTATTTGATGATTTCGGACATAATCTAAATTGTCCTTTATCACCTCAATAAGTTCCTCGATGGTTTCGCTTTTTTCTGCCCTTTGATATTGACATGAGCAAGCACCACATTCTTTTGCCTTTTTCAGGACTTCATTTTTAAATTCTTTAAAATTCATAACATATATTATTTTAATATTAAACTAATTCCAATTCTTCTTCTTCTTTTTTTACATTGTCCAAACATTCGGTACAAAGCCAATAGTAGTCCTGTTCTCCATCGTAGCGATGTACGTTGAACTCAAAGAACTCGCCGCCGCATTTGTCGCAGTCCATTCTGGGTCCGCAGTCGGGGCAGTTGTAACTAATTCCGTAACACGTTGCGCACATAACTATTTGTATCTTAAATGTAAATCACAATAAACTTCACTATCGGGGTATTTCTTTGAGTAATACCCCTGTTTTACTTTTGCGAACTCTTTTGTTTCTTCAAGTGTTTCTACTTCCAACGGCTCTTTCAAGTCTTTGAATTTTCCGAGAACGCCGTCCTCGTTTTTAATGTAGGGTCTGAATGCTAATATTTCGTACATGATTATTCTGTTTTTGAATTAAACACCTTATTAACTACCAATGCCGCAATGCCGAAGTTGAGCAACAACACCGGCACCAGCGCAAACTTCCAACCGGTAACACTTCCGTTTTCAATGCCGCCTGCAATGCCGCAGACTAACAATAGCGATACCATAATATATATAGCCGCTGCAAACTGTTTGAGATTAATTGTTTTCATGGTACTGTGGATTACGATAAAGTTGTACAAATTTTTCTACATCGGCAAACGCCCAACTTTTTCCGTGTTTGATGCCGATTTTTTGGAATATCTGCTCGGTGGCAAGTCTGCCATAGCGTTTCTGAAACTCCTTTTTTGAGGCGTAACATCTTCCGTCATAGTCAATTTTTCCGAAATTGAAGGCGGCGGCGGGTGTTTTTTCTGCTGCTTTTAATAAAGAGTTGTAATGCCTTTTGCTGATTGTTATTGTTTCCATAATTAACTGATTTTGAGGTTTAATAGACGCAATAACGCTTCGTAGAACGCATCGCTTCTAAGGCATTGACGTTTTACGGATTTTAGCAATTTGGATTGTTTTTCGGTAAGCATGTTCCCGAAAGGAACTGCTTTATTGTCGGCGGGTGTGCCAACTTTTAGACTGTGAGCGTTGTCGCTGCTCTGCTCGTGCAATGATACTACTCTATTCGTATCTGTTGCATTTTTTGTTGTCTCTTCCATTTTGAACAAAAAATTATAATTATTACTAAAAATTTCAAATAAAGAAAGGCTACCTTTCACGTCTTTGGAAGAGACAATTACTGACTTTGAAGTGCAGCAACCACCGGAAAGATAGCCTGTATTTTCAGTACTATGTAAGTTGTTGTTAGAACTCGTGGCAATAAAGAACGCCACACTCAAAATCAAAATGTCTCTTCCATAAAGACGGTGCAAAGATACAACTTTTTTCAATACAAACAACTTTTTTGCAATTTTTTTTGTGATTTTTTTCATTTTTCGGCGTGTGTTTGTGTTATCTATTTGAATGTTAATTGTTTCCCTTACGCTAACTCTTTTAAATCGGTGATAATTGACTTCAATACCTTTGCCTCGTCGTCGGTTAACGACAAAAGGTAGTTTTCATAGTTGCAATAGGTAACACCGTCTTCCGTGCTTCCTGTCTTTACGGTGTCATGGACAACGTACAGTACTGCCCGCAGAATGTCGAACTGACTTTCTGACAGCGTTAAAATCTTGCATGATGGGTGATTGACTGCTGCGGGTGCAGGGACGTTTTCGGCATTGCTGCCAAAAGGGCGGGTTTCTGCCGTTTCGTGGCTTGACGTGAAACAAACACTACTTTCATCGTATTTGGTTTCATTTTTAACTGACCTTTCCATTGTCGGATTAAAAATATTCAATATAAAAAACTGTTGCTCTCTTTGAATCTTTGGAAAGGTCAATAGTGCTTTGCAGCGACTACCCGAAGAGTAGCAACAGTATGATGTACTGCCTGTTTTGCAAACGGATATAAAAAATATCGCTGCTATCAACACTTGAATTGACCTTTCCATGTTCAATTCGGGTGCAAAGATACGACAATATTTGATACCACCAAGCAATTTCTCACATTTTATTGCATTTTTTTTCATTTTTCTATCGGTATAGTTGCTAATTATTTGATATATAACATATTACGTATTGGTAAAAAAGCAGGCGCACAATAAAAATTATCTGGCAAGAAAAAAGTATGTGTGCGCCGTGCTTGAATTTTGCCTACTTTTGCAACGTTTAATATCAAAAATGTAAGCAAATGGATAAATTTATTGAAGTTTCCGAAAACGGAAGAAAGGTATTGATTAATACCAATCAGATTTTTAAAATTGTTTCCAATAACCACGGATGTATTATTTATTTCGCCGTATCGAAAAATAATACGATAGGGGCGCAAGATATAAAATGTGATGATAGTTATCATAATTTAGTTGCTATGATACAGGATTATCGCATTTAATAACTGAACTAAATATTGGTATCCCAAGTAGATACCAAACTGTTTCGCTTGGAGCTTCCGCAGGATATTCCCCTGACGGAATGTACTTTTTGTACTTTCTAATTTTTGTGATTAACATACCTATATATTTTTAAAATAAACATCTTTACCATCGTCCCTGTCTTCTTTTGCACAAGGAACTGTACACGCTTCGCAATGTCGCTGCAAAGCACAGCTAAACCACTCGCAAAAGGTGTATTCCACAGGTACTGCCGCCCTGTCCAGTTCCGTCATCTCAACAGCCCGAACCTTAATTCCGGCAATAGTTCCGACCTCGCCAACTTTTAAATAGTCCCTCATTTTTTTTCTGTTTTTTGAAATTTACCATCACTGCCGCGTTTCCGACCTGCGTACCAACGATTAATGATGTCCATTTTTTCTTTTTCGAGTTCCTCAACCCGCATCGACAGACTCATATTATCATTCACAATGCTGATGTAATCTTCATTGAATCTGTCTTTTTCCGCTTCCAATTCAGCGTACTTTCTTTTCAATTCTTCCAACAAATTTTTTTTTGTTGAAATTCTAATTCCCTGCACAATAATAGCAACTATTGCAGCTATCAATGCCATTACTGTTGTTAAGATTATTATTTTCACAACTATACCATATTATTATCAATACTATTTTCTTTAACTCTGTCGGGAAGGCTT